TTTCAACTCACTTTGTAAATAATTAAACAGATTATCAGAGTACATTCCAAATGTCCTATAGTTCATTCTAGCTTGGTTTATCATCACCACAGTTGATGTGAAGATGTCACAACCATTCTCAACCAAGTTTCTCCGTGTATTAGAAAAATTATGAAATCTATCTATTAACTTCTTTGTTGTAGGAACTTCAGTTGCTGCTTTTATGAATTTGCAAGTTCCAACAAAATTTGTGTTATTACTATGGAATATTTGGTTGAATTCACCAATACCATTTGAATTAAATAACTCACTCTTTTCAAGTGACATTTTCTTGCAAGATATTGATGATACAACTTTTGGCAATATTCCCATTAATCTCATTATAACTCTTACTTTATCACTATAACCTTCTTTAATCTTTATTATCTTCTTTTGGAATTGGTCATCGGATGATGACAATCTAAGATTATACACTTTTGTATCTTCAGGTATTGATCCTTTCTCAATAAATATCTTTATTATCACTTCACACATTATTGTTACTATTATCATATCCGAATCCCCATCTGATCCTGATAAATTTTGCAACCAACCTTGTCCCATATTTGACCTGTTTTTTATAGCAATTTCAAGGAAATTAATTATATCATGTGATCCATCCTCATTGTTGAACTGTTTTCTTAGTTCTTTTAGACTTTCTAGATAAAACATGTTATCTTTAATTATTGTACTTACAACTGATGAATTCAAAATTATTCTCTTTTCTGTTATCTTATTTAATATATGACAAAAGAAAATAAATATTGGTTTTGGTAACAAGTGAGATAAGTGTGATGCAAATTTGGTCATAACAAACATTTGACACCATTTTGAATGATCTATAGTTTGATCTATTACAAATATCTGATAACCATCTTCTTCTAGATTATTCACAAATTTATTCATGTCACTTAACATTTTTTCTTTTTTTGTCCCTTTAGAAAGCATCTCTGTTGGGCTATAATAATTGAGGCCTTCCATAGTCTTCTCAACTATTCTTAAGAACATTCTGCTTCTAAGATCCATTGTAAGAATTTCTCTTAATCCCTTAGCCTGATCCATTTTCTTGTCTATTTTTGCTTGTATTGGATCAAATAAATAGTTCATCATATTTTCCATTGAATCATACGGTGATTTGATGCAATTAATATCCTGATCAAATAACTTGATAGCCTCTTCAATAACCTTCACAGATGGCCTTTGAAAATTAATTTCGTACTTGTATGATCTATATTTTGATAATGAAGCTTTAAATGTTGCAAAATCTAAATATGAGTGCTTTAATGAGTCAAAGAAAGATTTATAAATTAAATTATCAGTTTGATCTCCGAATAGTGACTCTAGATGTCTTTTCTTTAGCTTTCCACCCCAGATTGAGAATTGTAAGTTAAACTCATGGTCCTTTAAATTGAAACCAGATTCTGTACCCATATTCTCCTTTTTACAATCTCTCATTTTTATTTCATACTCGATAATCTTATCTAAGACTTTCATATCTGCTGCACCTTTGCTCATTAGCCCATATGAATGAAAACATGCCAAATAGGAAATATAAATACATATCTCAAATTTCTCCTCTTTTTTGAGTGTTATCAAATCAATTAGGTTGGTTAGACAATCTGCATTCTCTTCATTAATATCATCATCTATTTCTTGATTTGCCTTACTTATAGATTTTGGTAGATCTGATGACATCATCGTTATTGCTTTTTTCATTCTATTAATAATCCAAACAGATAATCCAGATCTAACTGGGGGGAACTTCTCAAATAGTTTGCTTGGATCAGAAGATATATCACCAGAACAACATTTCATCATAATCTCTCGCCATAAGTATAGTATATCAGATGTTGATTGTTTATTATCCATCATTATTAGGAATGTGAAAGCTACTTTTGGTATCACCATTTGCTCTATCTTATCTTTATCGTACAAGTATTTGGAAGATATATCATAATACACATTAATAACATCTTCAAATAATTTTAATCCAATATTTATCTTCTCCCTTGATGTTGATCTGAATTCAAAAATGGCCACACTCTTATCAGAATAAGCAGGTAGATCAAAACATTCTGACCAATTTGGAACTTCTCCAGGTGACTTGTGATAAATCAACGAAAAAAATAAATGTGATCCTGTTGGTTTTGAAATGATTGACCACTTGGTCCCATTCACTCTTTTGATAAGAATTTCTGTTTTCTTTGTTTTCTTTTGAATCTGCATATTCAATTCTTGGAAGATCCTTTGAATATCCTTGATTATCTCAAGAGCCATATTGTTTCTTGTTTTCCTATAATTCTCGAATGATAGGTCAAACACTCTACTCTTTATGTCATTAGCAGATGATTGTATCAGCTCATCAAATAATTCTTCATCAACT